GAGTCTGCTACAAGAACTGTAGATGTTGACTTCAACCCACAGGGTAATGGTTCGTTTGCTTCTGGTAAGGTACAACAAGTTGCTGGCATACCAATCATGATGTCAAACAACGTACCTCAGAGTAATGTCGGCAGCAATCCAAGCGGTGCCAATAATACTTACTCAGGTGACGATAGCAAAACTATCGGTTTAGTATTCCATAAGAGTGCAGTAGGAACTGTAAAATTAATGGATATGACAACTGAAATCTCTGGTTCAGATTATGGCATAATGTATCAAGGAACCTTAATGGTTGCTAAGTATGCGTTAGGTCATGGAATCCTAAGACCAGAATGTGCAGCTACTATTAAGCTATCTGCTTCTTAATTTCAATTTATAGGGTATCTTATTATTAGATACCCTTTTTTTATTGCCATGTATTCATCAAAGAAAAAGAAAAAAAGTAAGGGTGGGAGGGATTCACTCAAACTAAAAAAGTATTAAACAATGACTGTAGCTGCAACCACAGAACTTGAAGCAATCAATATAATGTTGGCTGCTATAGGAGAAGCACCTGTTAACAGTTTGACAGGGCAAGTTCCAGTTGATGTACGAATAGCACAGTCAACTCTTATTGAAGTCAATAAAAGAATCCAATCAGAAGGTTGGTCTTTTAATACTGAAATAGATGTAACTTTAGTTAGAAATCAAACAACTAAACAAATAGAATTATCGACTGATATATTGCGTATAGATGCAAACATACATCAACACCCAACTATTGACCCTATACAACGTGGTTTAAAACTATATGACAGATTAAATAATAGATATGAATTTGATGAAGATTTAATATGTACTGTTGTTTACTTTAGACCTTTTATAGAGTTAACAGAACCAGCAAGAAGTTATATCAACATCAAAGCTGCAAGAGTATTTGTTGATAGATTAGTAAGTGATGATGGTCTAAGAACTTATACACTAGAAGACGAAACTAGAGCAAGAGCTATACTAATGGAAACAGATTTAGCAAATGGAGATCACAACATACTTAGAGGTGATCCTTCATTAACAAGTGTCTTTGATACTTATTCACCAGCAAACGGACTTATTAGGTAACTATGGCTGTAGTTTCAAGAGCAATACCTACACTATTGAGAGGTATATCACAAGCTGCTGACTCTACAAAGCAAGCTGACCATGCAGACATACAAGACAATGCAAATAGCAATCCAGTACAAGGTCTTGTAAAGCGTTCTGGTACACAGTTTATTACTAATTTAAGTTCTTCTACTGTAGGTAATGTTCATATACAAACTATAAATAGAGATGCAAACGAAAGATACATAGCAATTTTTAGTAATGGTAATGTCAAAGTATATGAGTTAGATGGTACAGAAAAGACAGTAAATAAACCTGATGGTACTGCTTATTTAAATACATCAACACCTAGAACACAAATTAAAACAGTAACGATTGCTGACTTTACTTTTGTTGTTAATACAAGTATTCAAACAGCAATGGATACAAGCTTGTCTGCTGGCAATATCACTCAAGCTATTGTATTCGTAAATCAAGTCTCAGATAAGACAACCTATTCTGTAACTGTTGATGGTGTTACTGTGACTGATGACACTACAGGAAACTCTACACTTAGCACTACACAAGTAGCTAGTGATTTACAATCAGGTCTTAATTCTGGGTTAACAGGTTTTACTATTGCTAGAAATGGTCCTGTTATACATATTAAAAAAAATGATGGTAGTAATTTTTCTATTGATGGTAACGATACACAAGGTAATACACAGTTAACAATCGTAAAAGATTCAGTACAAAGATTTACAGACTTACCTACTGTGTCTCCTAACGGATATGTTGTAGAAGTAAAAGGAGATGAATCAACAAACTTTGATAATTACTACGTTAAGTTTGTTACTAATAATGGTGGTGCTTTTGAAGAAGGGCAATGGGAAGAATCTGTAGAAGCAGGGATAGAATTTAAATTTAATTACGCTACTATGCCACACGTTTTAATACGTCAGGCAGATGGTAATTTTAGATTTGCAAGAGTAGATGGTGATACTTATACGTTGTCAGGAGTAACATATACTTTACCTAAATGGGGAGAACGTACTGTAGGTGATACAGATTCAGCACCCAATCCTTCTTTTATTGGTAATAAAATAAATAACGTATTCTTCTTTAGAAACAGATTAGGGTTTTTATCTGATGATAATGTAGTACTTTCAAGAGTTTCAGAGTTTTTTAGTTTCTTTCCAGAGACAGTTTTATCTGTAATAGATTCAGACCCTATAGACGTTGCAGCTTCACATACAAAAGTTGCTATCTTAAAACACGCAGTCACTATGGGAGAACAACTGATCTTATTTTCAGATCAGACACAGTTTGTTTTAAGTAGTTCAGCAGATAACCTTACACCCAAAACAGCTAACGTCTTAGTCGCAACAGAATTTGAATCAAGTGATCTTGCACAGCCTGTAGGTTCTGGTTCTTCTATTTATTATTTAACAAACAAAGGAACTTTTGCAGGTGTAAGAGAATATATAACACAACAAGACATAGCTATAAAAGATGCAAGCAACATTACTATTCATGTACCAAGACTAATACCAAGTAATATTTTTAAACTAGCTGTCAGTACAAACGAAGATGTTTTGGTTTTAGTAGGTACAGATAATCCAAACAAACTTTATATAAACAGATGGTTATATGGTGATAACTTTCAAAAGATATTAAATAGTTGGGCTACCTTTACTCTTAATCCAGCCAAGTCTATAAAAAATATAGATTTTATTGGTACTGATTTATTTATGGTTATAGAAGAAGCTAATGGTACAAGTTTAGAAAAACTACCATTTGAAGCTGAGTTTAGAGAACCCAATGCAGAGTTTGAATTTCATTTAGATCATAAAGTTACAGAAGCAACAACAGGTGTATCTGTTGCTTATAACGCTAC